AACGAGCGGACAGACAGCACTTCCCGAGGGGGTACTTTTTCCCGCATCGTAAATTACCATCTCAACTTTGCCGATTCTCGCAATACACCGCTATCGCAACATAATAACGAATAAACGAAAACACCATGCCAAAGGACATCTTCACACCACGGCAACTGCCACGCGAACAGCCCGACCGCTGCGAGCTGTGCCCGCTGCTGGGACTCATCCCAAAAGACGAGCGACGCAAGGGCAAGCGCGAGCGATATTTCTGCCTGGGCATCTACGAGGCAGAGACCGACGAGATGGGCGACCCCGTGCTGGACGAGAACGGCGTGCAACAGATGTCGTTCCCACGTTTGCCGTCGAAGCGCATCACAGTGTCGGCCAAGAAGGTGAAGGAGGGCGGACACCTGTTGCACCGGCCTTGCGACCTACGATGGCAGTCGTGGATGACGCTGCCAGGCCATGTGTTCGGTATGCCCACCGACGTGTTCAACGCCTACCGCGCACCCTACGAGCAGGAGCAGATGATAAAGAACATGCCCCGATTCAATTTCCGACAACGTAAAAAGAAACTATAATATGGCAAAAGCAGCAACCTATCTAAAAGACATCCGCGCACAGGTA